CAACACCTACCTCCTTTTGTTGTTGATTGAGTTGAGTATCAAGAGCGAATCTCTTGACCCCACACCTTAATGCATCATTAGGTGGTACGGCGGATCTTACTTTGATCCTATCTTGCATGATCGGTGCAAGATTAGTGGGCCCGTTCTGTTTACACGTGGAACCCATACGCATTTCACTTAGGCCGCTAGGGCGTAAGCTACGGTAGCCTCGTTATCGTTTGCATTTAAGCAGTTTGCGCATTTGACCGGTGCTTCCATCCGGATTCTCCACTCACTCCGCCGCGGTAATCGAAACTGGTCGCCCCCATCATAACCACACCCTACCAGCAGGTCAGCATGACTTTCGTCATCTGTCATAGCGCAGCCTGAACCAAGCTATGAGAACTTTCGTCCGTCTGATCTCAAGGCCGCAGCCCTGAAGCTTTAGGGGAGATTGAACTCCCATCCACTCGGAATGATGTGGTTATGGTGGAGGCGCGGGGAATCGCACCCCGGTCTTACCAACAACTCGATGGCTTCATCGAATATCGTACAGCGATTTCTCACTGGTAGCTTATTTATACCTCGCCGGTATAATAATGTACATAGGCAGATGGAACCATTTCGTGTTCACAACTGACCTTAATCTTGTTCTTATCCTCTGAACTCTAGGCTCTCGTGCCATCCATAGGCAACACCGAAGCGTGGGATCCCAGCCGGGGTCTTGATGAAGGAACGAATAGTCACGCCTTCATACTTTCTCCAGTTGGTCAGCAGTTCTTTGGCGAACTCCTTAGTTCCCTTGATGCCGGCCTTCGGGTGTTCACCGTTCTCGGTCATTCGGCCATCGGGCATCCTGAAGGTCACAGCCTTTGCGTGACCTGCCCAGTTGCCCTTGCCTTCATGGACTTCGATGACTTCATATTCCTCATCAAAGAACTCCTTGCGCTTCATGAGGCCCTTGGATCGCTTACCGTTGCCCTCGTAGAGGGTGTTGAGGCGAACCATCTGACCCTCATAGCCGTCGAGCATGTATTGCGCGTACAGTTCGTCGAGGTGGTCGGCATTGCTGACCTCTTCGGTCGACACAAACTTGATGCATCCATCACCGACAAGCTCTTTGATTTTGGCTAGGAGGAATGAACGGACCAAGAACTTGTGAGGAGTCTCTCGCAGCATGTCACCGACATCGAGAATGTCGTAGACGTGGTACTGCACGACTTCACGAGTCTTGGCATCTTGCTCAGGCGTTCTCTTATCCTTCTTGATAAGGCTGCCGAGCTCATTGAAATCATCCTTAAGGTCGTGGTTATACAGCTCACCATCTAGCACGATGCCTGGGAATGCAGCAAAGACAGGAGCCAGCGCATCCAGAATATGGTCATGGCGCCACGGTTTGCCTTGACGGCTCAACAGACCTGCGGTGGCATCAGCAGTCGAGCGATACCCATCACGCTTAGGCTGCGAATAGCACACACCTGGGAAGCTCTCATACTTGGTGGCGAGCATCGGACCTTGGAACTTATAGCCGGCAGAAGATCCAGCAGCCTTGAAGTCCTCGGCAGTGTGGTACTTGCGATCCAGCTTCTTGGTGTAAAGGCTCAGGATCTCAGCCGAGCATTGTTCTTCGGCAGTGGTGGCATTGGCGCGGCCCACGTTCTTTGGGAAGCACTCGGTCCACTCAGACTCAACGGCCTTGCCATCGAGGAGGCCGGAGACCGTACGGAACCTCGGACCATCTTGTTCCATCTTCCACCAACGGGTCTTACCCTTGGAGTCTGTCGTATAGAGTGTCGAACCAATCATAGTTTTGCATACCTTAGTGGTGATTCATTAAGAAGGGGGATGAGCATTTCAACAGCGACAGCATTGCTAATCTTGGTAGCCAATCCTATAATCAGATCGTCGCGAGTCTGAACACTATAATCGGGCTCATACTCAAGGCGAATACGTTGGCCATTTAGATCAAACACAATGAGGTAACACTCACGACCCATTGATGGCATCTCCATAACCTCGCACTTGAAAGTGTTTGCGAGGATGGGGATGCGTTGAATGATCTCTTTGAGAACATTTTCACGCATCTCACCATGCAATCGAGCAGCATCAGCTGCATCATGAGGCTGTTGCTCCACCCGAATAGAGGTGTGTTGGCTACGGTTTACGTAGGTAGGTGCATGGTCAAACATAATGTAGTCCCAATATGAGAGTCGGCGAGGTCCCGTTAAGAACCCCGCCGCTCATGTAGTCTTAGAAGCGGGCGACGAAACCAACAGTCGAAACCGTAAAGGCATCGGTGTTGCTGTCGAAGGCTTCGACCTCACGGACACGTGCATCGAGACGCAGGTTGTCAGTCAGATCATACGAAACGCCGGCACCATACGTATAGGTGGCACGGTCTTCAACGTTGGTCCACGCATAGCCAACGCCGCCGAGGCCGTAGACGGACAGACGATCAGTCAGGCTGACAGCCCGAACCAGGTTGACACCGACGAGGTCAGCATCAAACGAGTTGTCGCCAACCAGCGTGTCATAGGTGAACTCGACCTGCGTGTTGAAAGGTCCAGTGACAGCCGGCGAATAGCTGGCGGCCACGACAGTGTCACGACCTTCAACTGAACCGACAGACAGGCCGATTTCTTGAGCCGAAGCAGCCGAAGCCATCAGGGCTACAGCGATAGCTGCACCAAGCATTGTGAGTTTATTCATAGTCTCTTCTCCATTGTTACAAATATCCGGGCACCATTGGTGCTCGAATGGGTTAGACGTCAGTCGCCTTACGATGATTGACGTGATTGCGCTCGTTGTCTCGGATCGTGGCCTCAGGCTGAGTGCCATAGATCTCAGTGACTTCCCATCGATCATTTTCTGGTTTCACCTCGACGAACTTGCCAAGGATAGCACCACGCGATGGGATCCATGAGACCTGAGTAGATCCCTCACGGACGAGTTTGCATTGAGTATATGTGTCGGTCATGCTGGTTCTTTCTCAATGACGCGGTTGACTGAATCAATGAATTGTTGATCATCCTTCTCGTAGACATCACAAATGAACTCCCTCAGGAGCTGCACATCCGAGCTCTCGAGATATGGAGAGTTTTTCCAATCTATGAAGGTCTCAATGCAGCGTTTATAGCTCATCAGACAGCCTCCGCCATTTCAACGGCGGTCTTCAGAGCCGACACGTTGAGGTTCTTGTTTGCACCGTACCACAGCGACTGCAGACGGTTGTCACGGCTACGGCCGAGAACGTGGTTGGTCATGAACGTGGCGGTGTTGAACGCCGACCAGAAGGTGCCCGGTGCGTACTGGAAGCCGGGCTGTTGCTCGAGCAGTTCGAGGGCGATGCCGGCATTCTTCGACAGGACCTTCTTGCCACCGTCCTCCTTCGAGGACAGGACGGGGAACACACGCTGGAAGTACTCGACGATGTTTTCCTTGTCGTAACGCTTCGAACCGAGGAACTCAGCCATCTCCTTGTAGTCCGACAGCTTGCGGCTCGAGATAGCCATCGTCTCCTTGACGGCATCCGCGTCGAACTCGTTGCGGTGAGTGATGCGAGCCATGTTCGAGCTGGCGCTGTTCAGCGACAGGGTCAGCGTGTTGTTGCAGACCACTCGAGTGTTGGTGAATCGAACGTCGATCGACTTGCCGAATTGGTGAGGGTTGGTGAACAGGAGATAGCTCTCGACCGTGTCACCGTTGAAGAGACTGAAGGATTCCTTGGTCTTGGCAAGAGCCCAGACGATACGACCACCCTTCAGGCTGCCGGCCGTGTGCATCTCCATGTCACCGGCAACAATGTACTCGTTGAAGAACTCGAATGCCTGAGCATTCTGCAGCGGTTCCCAGTCGTTGGTCACAACATCAAGGACTCGCTCATCCGTGTCACGCACGAGAGCCGAACGGCCGATGTCGATGCGCTTGCCTTCCAGTTCAATGAAGGCCGGTTCCTTGCGGACTGACCAATCAACACCAGCTGCGGTCATCATCTCATCTGGAGTAAGGTCCGGATCAACCTTGGTACCGAGGCCGTGCCAAGGAACCTGACCAACCCATGCCATTTGGGCTTTGCCGTCTTGGAATTCAATTTCGTGGGACATGATATAATCTCCGTTACAGTTATTCTCATAATACAAAGATCAGGAAAATAGGTACACAACTATTATAGGCGGTAGTCAAAATGTTTGTGATATAGCATCGCAGCACGCTCATATGCCTCTTGTTCCCAAGGAAGAGCTTTATAAGCGTCTTCAGACCTAGCGTGGGCTACTGCGTCTTGGATCAACATTGATTGTTTCCAATAGATCTCTCCGCCATGGAATACAATGTCACCACGATCCCACTGTTCGGCGTGGACATATTCATGGATGAGGGTCTCAATAGCTTCAGCAAGCTTTAGACGAGCGTCTATCATGAGTACGGGCGGATTCCAGACCCCGTAAAACATGCCCGTGTTCCAGCGTATGTGACATACGCGAACAGTCGGTTCTCTCTTTAAGGTTGGGAAGAGCGCTCTTATCTCTTGCAAGAAGGGAGTGACCTCCTCTAGAAATAGTGTCGTCTCGTTTTGAAATGACCGGTACATGGAAGAGGCTGACACCGCGAGATGCGGTGATAACCATTTGTCCGTCTGAAACGGATGTGTCGGCTGCATTCACTTCCTCATAATAAGAGAGGCTATTAGCCTCGACGGCGATCAGCGTCTCGCCCTGCCTCATGGTATCCAGAGTAGTCCGGAGCCTTGAGTTTAGTGCCTTGCTTCTTCCTGATCGCAACAATCTGAGCTTCAAGTTCTGCATGGAGCTTGTGATGTGCTGCCAGAGAAGCTGCCTGACGAGCCCTTAGCTCTTTGATAGAGCCAGATGCTGCTGCTTCATATAGGACTGCTTTGATAGGGCGCATTGTGGATTCCTTGGAAGAGGTGGTGACCTATTTATGATCACCACCAGTTTCAGCGCTTCTTACGCGTGTCTTCCACGACGATATGGCCGAAGCCATCCGCCTTCATGACATCCTTCAGAGCCGACTTCATGGCCTGATGGTGCTTGTCGATCAGAGCCACAGGACGCCAGTCGCGGTCCTTGATCTTCTCGTCATAGTCACGGTCGACCACGACATAGCGGACCAGATACCCATGAGGAACCAGTTCCAGAACCGACAGGCGGTCCTTACGGCGCAGTCCAGTCGAGTCCAGAACGGTGAACAGACCACACTCCATCCGAGCCTGAACCAGCTTGTGGGTGTAAGCCCACGTCAGAGCCAGATTGTCAGGATTGTGGACATGAGCAGCGTCATGCGAACCGAACAGATCACGACGGACTTGGTCAGACGAGACCACGTCCTCAGGACGGTAACGCTGCTTGATCAGAGTCGACTTACCGGCACCCGAAGGGCCGATCATCATGTGCAGCATTTCCTTGCCCTGATTGTCACGCACGTAGCGCGACTGGCGGTTATCGAAGTCGCCTTCGTTCACCTGCAGCACCGGCAGGCCATATTCACGAAACGCCTTAACCACCTGATCGCGATCATCCAGGGCGAACTGAATATCCCAGCCGTCTTCCAGCATCTGCTCTAGCAGCTCGATCTTGACGATCGAATCCTTGCGATAGTCCCCGCCCTTACGCAGGTAGATTGCCGAATATGGAATGTTGTGACGATCCAGCCACTCAGTGGTCATCTGACGATAGTTGTTCTCGTCGGGCCGAGCCGAACCAATGATGATTGCATAGCCAGCTGCGTGCAGAGCGCGCAGGACCTCTTCGGTGTGGGTGATGATAGCGTCATCGCACATACCTTCGAAGAAACCAGGCCAGTTGTTGACTTCTACGTGATGGCGACGGTGCTCACAATTTGCCAGCGTTCCATCCATATCACAATAGACTGCTTTTTTACGTTCTTGCCACATAGTGACTACTTGCTTTCATAAATATAAAAGGAGAGAAATAAATGAACTATCAAAGAATCTACGACGCTCTAATAGAATCAGCTAGATCACACCCAGTTGTTGGTCCAAAAGAAAGACACCACGTCCTTCCTCGATGCTTAGGCGGCGGTAATGGTAAGGACAATCTTATTGATCTATCAGCGAGGCAGCACTACGTGGCGCATCAGCTTTTAGTCAAGATCTATCCAGACCATCATGGTCTTAAATACGCAGCCTATATGATGACTATTGGCCCAAAAGGAAAGAGGTCATCGAATAGACTCTATGGTTGGCTCAAAGAATCATACCTTAAAAACAGACCACAATCTAGAGGCATGACAGGGATGAAACACTCAGAGGAAACCAAAGAAAAGATGAAGAAGGCAAGAGCCAAACAGATCTTTTCTGAAGAAACAAAGTTAAAGATTAGTCAGTCAAAAACCGGAGCTAAAATGTCTCTCGAGACACGTAAGTCCATGACTGAAAAACGAAGAAATCATCCTACTTGGTTGGCTTCGCAACAAAATAAAACTTTGTCAGAAGCAGCTAAAGAAGCTATTGGATTAGCAAATCGAGGTAGAAGGTTTCCTGATCAAGTATGCACCGTCTGTGGAAAGACAGGAGCGGGACCTAACATGAAACGTTATCACTTCGATAACTGCAAATCTCAGCGTTGGCCACATTTATAATGGTCGGCCTTCCGGCCCGGAAGCAGATGCTCACCTGCTTCTTTATGGCGAACAGTCCAAACCGTGGTTCTCCACGACCGGACTTTTGACTCACGGAATGCTCTCTTAGCGGCATCGTCATAGCCGGTAGCCATCACGTGAACCTGTTCCTGCTTGATCCCCTCGAACATGTCGTAGGTGGGATCAGAAACGTAGGGATGATGGCCGCTATGAAGCAGCTCAACGACGTAGGGATACTTTTTGCGAAACATTATGCAGCTCGATCCGTTTCAACGACGGTCCAAGGACCGTGCTTGGAATGATGGGGATGGTTGTTGGCCCAAGCCTCTGCAGTCTCACCCGGCTGACGCCAAAGAGGCGCACCGTCGGAAGGCAGGGTGGCCGATAGACGGTAGCCCTCAGGATTTACGAGGGTTGACCGATAGCGATTCACAGGAGACTCGCCAGAACCGAAGAACCCCACAGTTCGACAACGCGGACTTTGGCATTCTTCTGACCGAAGAACTCCTTGACTTTGGCGATTTCACCGACTTTGGTCGGCAGTTTTCCACCGACAAAATCCTTGGCAAGAAACTTAGCATCAAACATTTTTCGTATCCAGGTTATATTCCTATAATACGAAGTCCTGCATTTATGTACACACTTTATTTAGGCAGGAGATGAATGGCAAACCCGAGGGTCTGGATTGCTTCCTCGCTAACGCCGATGCGGGCCTTCCGGAAGCTGGGGATTTGCCTCAGTGTGGCCTTCTCAGCCTCTTGGAGCGATGTTAGAGCGGCTCTAGCATGCTCAATCTTGGTTCTCTGCTCGAAAGGGTCAAACCAGACATAATCATTGCTAGAGGTCAAACAGGAACTCCTCGCCATCCGGATGAAGGTCGAGCAGCCGGCGCATGCTCCGCTCTTTGGCGACCAACATCTTTTTATGGATGTTGGGGCCTTTCACTTTCACCTTCGACATTTTCTTATGGTACTCAAGCTCTTTCAAGAGCATGGTGATCTCGTCTTCAAGAACGTCGACGATGTCCGTTCCGTACGGATTGATGTCAGCTTCGACCATACGTGCACTCCTCGGTTGACTGAGCATATTTATGGTCTCCTAGCGGCAGCAGCTGACTTTGGCCGCACGCTCCCACTTGGGGTTGACCTTGCGGAGAGTGGCGACCTTCAGCAGGATGCGGACCGACAGTTCACGGAGACGATCAGCGTTCTCGTTGATGAAGCCGACCACATCGTCCTGCTCTTCAGCCGACAGTTCCATCTCATCGAGAGCGCCGTCTTCGATGACGTGCTTGATGCGGATGAGAAGGTCACGCTTCGTCTTCAGACCAAGATCGATGTAGTGCGACCGGCTGATCATGGCGCCGAGGTGCGGAGCCAGCTTCGAGCCCTTGTCGACTTGGGCATCCCAGTCGATGTTCGAGATGAAGATGATCGTGCCTTCGAACTGGAACTCGCGGGGAATGTTCTCGCCGCCTTCCTCATCGAACATGTCATATTCAGCCGAGTAGCTGATGATGCGTTGAGCCGAGGTATCGCAGGCGGCCTTCAGGAAGTTCAGAGCCGTCTCGTCGAACAGAACCGAGTCGCAGTCATCGAAGCAGATGACTTGACCGGGAGCACGGTGCTTCCAGAGCAGACGGTAGAGGCCGGTGGCCTTGCAGTAACCCTTGGTGACCGAGTGGTTCTGCTTGCGAGCATCCCAATCCTTCAGGGCCTTGTGAGTCCGGAAGGACTTGCCGAGGCCGCCAGGACCCGAGACGATCAGGCTGGTGACATCGCCGTTGATCGAGTCTTGAACGAACTCGTCCAGAACCTCGAAGCGCTCGCGGATGCGGAGCTCGGCTTGCTCGAACGTCTCGACACTCTCAAAGGTGTCCGGAACGCTCGTAGTGGTGGTTGCGGCTTTGCGGTTCTTCGTGTTACGAAAACCAGCGCGAGGGACGCCACGGGGCATGTTAGTTTCCTTGTTTCTGTCTTACTCTCTTATAATAAGACATTGCACAAATAAGAACACTAAAAAGTGCGGTCAGGCTGCTTTTGCCATAACCGCACGATCATAGTCAATGCGGAGACCGTGTTGCCGAGCAGTGCGCTCGAGGAAATCACGATCGACACTCAGATAGCGAACAAGGAGGTCGATGTAGATGCCGATGAACTTCGGACCATGACCTGCCTCAGCAGCACGGCTCCGACCACGCGACGAGTCGATGATGTGAGCCAACTCGTGGATGATCGTATCTACGGCAACCTTGTTATCCGAGTTGACGAGGAACTTGAGTTTCCAATCACCCCAAGCGCACGAGGTGCTGCCACGCTTGGTATATTTGATCTCGGGGATTTTGGTGACCCCTTCCTTTTGCAGGATGATCTCTACATACTTGGCACAGTTCTCGATCGTGGTGAAGCCATGATGCTTGCCAGTGGTCTCCAGCATCTCGTGGTGGAAGGCAGCCTCCCAGCGGTAGCAGGACAGCCGCTGGCTATCCACCACCTTCGGAACATAGTGAAAGGCACGGTGATCGTTCACAGCCATCATAAACTCACGTTGAGCCTGACGAGTCAGGCGGCCATCACAGTCGAGAACCTCAGAACGGTCGAGGTTCACCTGCAACACGTTGGATTCACGAATCTGATTTTTCGTGTAAAGCCGGATGATGTAGGGAGCTCCATAGCGCCACGGGGTGACCAGATAATAGTGGCCGTTGTGGCCTTTAAGATAGGCTACTGTGTGGTGCGCCATCTCGTGGCGAGGCATCAGTTCGTTCCGGTTCCGATCAGTGATCGGGATGATGGAATCGATGGGTGCGAATCGTCTGGTCATACTCTTATAGTACGACATTCCATATTCTTGTACAACGAAAAGATGTGTGTACTTAATTGCCACACTTCGTATTATGAAATTATGAAAAAGGTTATTCGAGCCCGTATCGCTGCCGACCTCCTGCTCAAAGTGCGGGATGCCGAAGGCTGGACTTGGGTCGAAGGTGAAAACCGGACTGCCCGTGTCAAGACTCTCTATGATCTTGGACTTGATTATCGCAAAGGTGTTTACACCGCAACAAGGAAGACCAATGGTTAAGACCGTTCAAGTTATGAAGACCGCGTTCCAATCGGACGACGGCAAAACCTACGACAACGAGATCGACGCTCTCCGCGCCGACGAGGCTTTCCGGGCCAAGTCGGACCACGTGTTCCACTTCGGCCGCACTTACAGTGGCAAACGACTGCTCGAGAAATACGATCTCTCGAAATATGGCATCTGGTGTGTCAAGGGTGAAGACGCCAACTGCGACATGGGTGGATACCACCACGAACCGCTTCTTGGTTACTTCGAGGGGACCCTTGAACAGGTCATCAACAAGGCTTATACCCTGAAGCGCTGGATGACTTGGGGTGGTGGTGGTTCGATCACTCTGGCCGAGCCTGAGAAAATCACCAAACTCTAGTTGGCGCGCTTGCCAGCGTGATATGCTTTGAACATGTGAAGGGCCCGTGGCATATAGTCCATTGGGTCCTTCACAAACAATTGGGGCTGATCATGCTCCACGGCGATCAGAACAGCGATCTGCTCAACCCTGATGCCGTAGATCTCCCACAGGCACATCACGTAGATGGTCGCTTGGATAAAGTAGCCCTCGATCCAATCTTCACGTTTGGCTTTCGATGATGTCTTGAAGTCGAGGACTGTCTTCTTACCGTCCCACTCACAAAAGAAGTCGACGGTGCCTGCGGTCTTGAGCTTGTGGGAATAGACTGGGAACTCGATGCCATGGACCTTAGTCACGTGTGCATCTAGGAGCGGCCGGATGGACTCGAACATCTCCCGGTTCAAACCGAGCATGTGTTCGTCCTTCTCGACTGGAAGGTTGGCCAGATATTCCTCGCACATTTTGTGCATGGCTGAGCCGCGCTTGGCGGCCTGTTGGCCTATCTTGATGGACTCGGCATAGCCGACCCTCTTGCGCCATTCATCCAAGCCAGACTTGTCCGACATGGCGCCAATGACTGTGGTCACTGATGGATAACGTTCGCCGGTAGGAGTTTCGTACTTCCTACCGGCGTCGCTGTTTATTTGTGTGAGCTTCTGAAACTCAAATAGTTCATGATGAAAGATCATTTATGTTTACACTTATCTCCGTGCCACTGAACATATACGTTTTTGGCAGATTCTTTACCACAGTGTGGGCACATTATCTTTGGTCTATTCTTATGAGATGCTGACATCTTCTCAAGAGTTTCAATAGAGTGCGAATGACCATTAAAGCTGCAATTGGCTGGCTTACCTTTTCGTTGCTCTGACAGATGTTTCTTTTGTTCGTCTGAGTATCGAAATAGCTTTCTCTTTTCAGAGAGCTTAATCTTTGTGGCTTCCGTATGCGAAAATCTCTTTCCGACTTGTGAGGCTGCTATACGTTGTTTCTTTTCTTCTGAAAGGCCACCAAATGATGGGTTGTTTTCACCCCTCCAACGTTCGCTGAAGGCTGCACGCCTGAGGTCTGATTTGCTAGGATTCAAATCACCTGTAGAAAATCCGACGGGGCTTAGGTTAAAGTTCATACAATTTGGGTTTGAGATATGCTGTTCTATAAGCTTCTGTTCAGCTGCCAATAGATCTTTTGAGTTATCAAACGATTCTAAGATTTCACGGTGGAGTCTGGTCTTATCGGCTATGCTGCGGACCCAACGTCCTGATCCAACATACCGATCCAAAGCTGGATCTCTGACCGATTCGTGTCTCCCAACATAGAATCGGTCAGAGTCCTTAAGTCGTGTTATATAGGTGTATCGATGCATGTTGCCCTCCACATCTATATATTCTTTGACAAGTCTATTTAGACCTCAAATACTTCTCTTTTGCGATTAAATATTCGCGAACTAAGTCTGAACGTACGATGTCTTCTTCTTCAAACTCAATGTGAGAGAAAGACTTCATGCGGTCGACAATACGAATGAAGTCTCCGAGACCAGCACGTTCTTGCTCCCTCGTCAAGTCTGATTGTCTCATATCACCGCAAATAAGTAAACGACAATTTTTGCCGGGTCTTGTGATGATAGAATCGATTTCGTGGAAGGTGCAGTTGTTGACCTCATCGAGGATAATGATAGAATCCTGAATAGTCACGCCTCGAACGAACGAGGTTGGGATGAACTCGATCACACCCTTACTCTTAAGGATGCCGTAAGCATCAGCCCTGCCGAAGAGTTCAGTGCATAGCGCAATGTATGGTGCCTCATAGACGCCAATCTTTTCCTCAATAGATCCTGGCAGGAAGCCAATGTCTCTAGTTGGAAGAACTGATCGGACGATTGTAACCTTCTTCTGTGATACGTCACCGGCCATCATGTCTTGGAGCGCCATGGCCAAAGCTAGGAAGGTCTTACCGGTTCCTGCCATTCCGTGTAGAAGTAGATTATCACCACGATTGTACGCAGCCATTGCCAAGGACTGGTTATCAGTTAGGGGTTCGACCCTTTGCATCCTGAAATGTGTCTTGAATGTTGGAGCATCCACCTGTTGGACTGCTCCTTCCATGAGACGACGCTGTCTCTTTGTCAGCGGCTTAGTTGACTGCATTTTGACCTCTCTATGGGGGTTC